TGAAGACCAGCACGAACTGGCATTACGAAGCTGTCGTTGCTTGACATGTCAAGACCAACAACGATTTCGCTGTCGCCAGCAGGAAGAGTACCACCGAGGTCGTTCTCATAGAACAACTCGTACTCTTGATCGTCGCCAAGTTCGTCCAAATCGTGCAAGTTGACTTGGAAGATTCTTGTGAGCAATCCACCTTCTTGAGTGATGAGTTCACGACGTGTGATGTCGTCAACTTCGTCAACACCCCAGTTACGGATGTCTTCGATAGCTTCTGGGCTAACGAAAAGATCGGTCAAGCGACCACGATTGATGGAGCTTGAGTTTCCACCACCGTTTCGACGCATAGTGATCTTCATCAAAGAAACCAATCTCTTTGAGAACTGGCTTGCAGCGGCATCTGGATCGTAAACAAGAATGTTACGGTCAACACCAGCCGAGATCAATGTGTGCCATCCGTCGTCGTTCATCTTCTTTGTGAACTGTGAACGCATAACGTCCATAGCACGACCAACAACGTCCCAACGTGCATCGCGAGCATACTTGAGAAGCCAGTCGATAGAAGCACCAATGTCATAGGTAGGAACCATGACGTAATCGCCTTCTACGTGACGCTCAGGAATACGACCGTGATTAGGAATTGTATAAGCAACAAAGTCCTTCTCAGTTCCGGGAGCAAGGAAGTCCAATGGGAATTCGCTAGTAGCACCGGGAGCAAGATTGACAACTTCGTAGATACCTTCGAGGATATCTCCGCTCATAACACCCTTACGAAGAGGTGTCTCAAGAGCTTTGGCTAGTTCAGCAACAGCCGCCAAAGACTCTTCCTTTCTTTGGGAACCACTCTGCTTGAGAATTGATTCCATCTCTGTGTTATATTCAAAAGATTTCATTTGTTTCTCCAAAATTATACGATGTTAATTTCACATTTAGCAAAACCGTCAGCGTCTTTAACGCCGAGCCAACGTCCAACCTGCTGACTAACAGGTGTTCCACCATTTTGCTCACTAGCAGTGCAAAGTCTGCCTTGAGTATCAAAGTGAACTCCTTCGCCAACAACCGGAGTACCGGAAATTGCGTCTGTTACAACTGTGCCACGACGAAGCAAAGTGACTTTACCGCCAAGTTGAACTTCATCTTTGTGTGCATTGTACTGCTGACGAGTCAAATCAAGATTAACAACGTCATTAAGGATAAGACCAGCAGCCGAATCTGTAAGAGCGGCAACTGTATCTACTTGTGCAAGAGAATCGTCCATAGCTGCACCTGAACCACCAGTCAAGTGTGCAACAATAAGACCTCTCTCGATGACAGCATCGCTTTTGAAAAAGCCAATGTCTGTCAGATGTTCTACGCGATCACCTTTTAGAGCCATTTTTATATCTCCTAATTAACTTATTAAGAATTATTTACTTATTGAGAATACTTTTTTCTACCCACTCTTGGAGACTAGCTCTAGCTGTGGATAATTCGTCTTCAGTTTCGCTTGAAAAAGCTACTGTACTTTCGTCAGCTTCAGCTTCAACTACTTCAGAAGCCTCTGTCTCTTCGACAATTTCTTCTTCGGATGCTTCAGCTTCGACTTCCTCTTCGCTTGCCTTTTCCTTCATGCCATACTCTTTCATGGCCTTTTCTTTCTTCTTCTTGTCGTCCATGCAGTCCATAGCCTTAGCGTCTTTCTCTTCCTTCTTTTTCTTCTCCATGTCGCCATGCATACCAGCAACAGTTTCGATGAAGGCTTCAAACGCTTCGTCAGAAAGTTCTGCAAAAACTTCAAGTTTGGCTTCTGCTTCGTCTTCGGAAAGACCAGCTTTAACCATCATGACCTTGCGGCCCTTTTTCTTCTCGTCCTCTTTCATCTTATGCATATCGCCCTCAATCTTCTTCATAGCTTCTGATTTCTCATCAAGCTCTGTTTGAAGTGCTTCGGACTTAGCAACAGACTCTTCTAGCTGCGAAGTAATTTCAGCAGACTTAGCTTCGAACTCTGCGACAGTCGCTTCTAACTCTGTGATCTTCGTTTCAAACGCAGAAACATTTGCTTCCGCAAGTTTGTCGTTCATTTTTTTATTTTCTTCTTGAGCAGATGCAAGAGCTTCTTTCAACTCGTTGATCTGATCGTTTAGAAATTGGTTATCAGACATTTTATCTTTCTCCATATCTGAGGCATTAACTTCAAATAAAAGTTGCTTCTCTATATTTGTTACACCATTATTTTCTAAAAATAGACTTTTGCTGTTTTTGGCTGATGCAAACGAGAAAATATGATCCTTATCAAAGATGATACTTTCTGGATTTGCGGGCCTTGCAACAAAGCCTTTACCGCTAAAAGTAATGTTCTTAAGCATCCTTCCGATTTTGTGGTCTTGAAAAACACCACGCCCACCGTAACATCTCAAATGTTGAGAAAGAAATGCTGTATCTTCATTTCTAGCAACTACATGATTGTTCCCATCGGGATCAACCACACCATAATCAAAACCACGGAATATACATTCCATACTAACATACTTGTCACCATTCTCTATTTCAGCTATCAAAGTTTCTGCTCTTTCTTTTAGATCTCGGTCTTGCCATTGTCTAAAAATAACAGAAGAAACTAACAAGTGAAAAGTTTCTGGCAACTCAGACGGATCGGTTTCGTCTGCAATCAACTTGAAATCTTCATCAACAGGCCAGCAGTCAACAATATTGCCAACCATCTGCTTTTCATCATGTTCCAGATTTGTTGGTTTAAAAATAGGTGTCTTCCTAGCCGCCCAAACTTCATCGTTATTAAATATATCGTCATTCCTATTCCATGAAGTAGATACAAGGATTGAGAATACATTAAATAGGTCTGGGTCATCAACTGCGGCAGTAGCAATATCTGCTATGCTTGCGATTGATTTGCCTTCTAGAGTTGAATCATATTTCACAACTGGTGCTGTAAAAGCAACAGATGCTTGGGAACGAATTTGATCTTCTAAGCCCAATTCACGTTCTTTCTCATATACTTTAATGTCATTCATAATTAGTTCCCATATTTATAATAAACGAAATAGGATACACGCATATCGCGGATTTGCTCTACGGTTAATTTTCCAAGCTGATCTTCGGCTTCTGCCACCCATAGCTCGAATTCTTTATGAATTGATGGGAGCGGCTTCTTTGCAGCATGAGCAATCGCATTATTGTCGATAGCTGTTCCTATATCTAAATTACACAAAATTTCAAATTTTACTCGCTCTAAGTCTTTGAACTCATTTGAGTTTAAGTTCCTAACTGACCCTTTGCCATAGTGATTCAATATGGCTGGGTTAGCTATTTCGGATATCTGTTCCTGTGCTTTCTTTGCCCATAATTCAGCGGAAGCCTTCAGTTTGGGCTGAAATTCCTTTGGTTTTCTCGGAGCAGAATCTTGTGAATTCTTCGGTCTTCCGGGAAAATCTACAGATTGTTCTACTTCTTTAGGAGCAGGAGCATTTGGTTTTTGTTTCTTTTTCTCTCTGATATCTACCAATGACTCTTCGCCCTCCTTTTTATCTTCAAGTTCTAGTCCTACTTCTGAGGGAGAGCTAACACCTGTTTGAAGTGCTATCTTCTTGAGTCCGTAGTCTTTGTCTGCCTGATGATAAGGACTGACCTTTTCTTCTTTGACGACGTTTTCTTTCTTGACCCTTCTATTTTCAATATCTGGGATCGCTTTAACATGTCTCTGAACAAATTCGTCACTAATAATATTTCTATCAGCCATATTAAGTAGTAGAGTGGTCATAGCAGCAGGATCTTCTAAATACATTATATCAAACTCAACGATAGCTGGTTGACGAAAACCCATAGCTTTTTGAACAATTTTTATTTGCTCTTCCCAGAAGTTGATAATAATTTGTCTGACATAATTAAGTCTTTCAACCAATGTTTTTAAAGCAATAAAATTATTTGTAGTTCCGCTAGAACCAAAAGTACCAGTAAGTGTTGGAGGAATACCAAGAGCAGAGTAAATAGCCATAAGAGTAGGCTTGTACTTTTCTTCACCTAGATAGGACTGAATATCGCTGCCCGTTTCAAGCAGTTCGATATCCGGTCCCCATACGATGTCAATGGTTCCGCCACCTACGTTCGCACCAAGCATGTCTGCTAAAGTAGAAGAAGCGGTCGGTGTAGGAGCCAACTTGTGTTCTAGATTACCAATCTTCCAAACACGAATTTTATTCATAGCACCATCAAGAGCAGCCTTATCGGTGAGTTGCAATCTCTGATATAGGTTCAGCGGCTCAAATGCAGAGTATGTCATTGGATCGGCCCAAGATTGCCAATCGTCTTTTTTATAGTAGTAAATAGCAGTTTTATCAGGAGGCAAAATAACCTTTCCGTTTCCGTCTACTGCCTTTAGGATGTCTGGAGAAATTTTACTTAGAACTTCCTGAGCTACCTTACTCTCAACTGTATTAGCTGAGTTTTGCAATCTTTTGATTTCATTTCGTAGCTTCAAAGGTACAGAAAGAGAAAGCACTTTGTTCTTAGAAAGATTGCTAAGTGGTCCACCAATCGGATCTACAAGTATTGGATCAATGAAATTATAACGCCAAGGTATTTCGTTCTTGTAAACTTCCATCGCGTCAATATCAGTACTAATGTCCGTTTTGGCTATGCTCCTTTGCATTTCCAATCTTTTTCTTTTATTTATTTTTGCAGTATACCACCTTATTGGGACATTAGCTTCTCTAAAGAGAAGATGCCCAAGACGCTCTGAGACTCGCCTACCCTCTACCTGTTTAAACCAATCCTGCATGAATCTTTCGATTCTCTTATTAGGGTGAACCAGTCTGATACCCTGTGCAGCAAAGTCTCCGTACAAATCCATAGCGTTATGAATAATACCGATTCTTCGGTAAGCATACCTAGCAAAAGCTATAATGTCCTTTGGCTTTGTAGGTGCTGCCTGCCCCGGTCTGAACCAGTCAAAATCCGAGGCACGCAAACCGGGACGACCATCTGCATAAGGAGTTAATCCTTGGAAGTCCCGTTGAACATTTGCAACGGAGTGAGAAGCCGTATCTAATGCATCAGCATACGTTGCAAAAGCCTGTGACACCTGATCCTCATCTTCAGAATCCCAACTTACATAAGCTGGTAGACTTTGATCTTCGCTTGTAGCTATTTTATTGTTAGCAGATTTAGGATATTTCATTTTATTTTTCAGCCTTAATATCTATTGAATCTCAATCAATCACTATTGATATTATACACCAATAGGTATTAAAAAGTTAAGGCAATTGCTGCGGATCTACTGGAGAAACGTAAACGCCAACATCGCTTCCGTCTGGATAAATGCCTGACTGTGCTGGAATTCCACTTTGAATCTTAATGGATTCGTTCATGATTTTCCATCTGTTTGAATCTTGACTTACATTAATTCCAGTATTATTAAAAGGATTCAATTCTCCGGGTTGTTCACAAAATTCATATCTGTTGCAAACAGTTGTTGAGAAATATCTAGTTCCGGGAAGACCATCAATGGTTTGGTCCATTTGATTCTCACAATCATCTAAAGCGGCAACTCTATAAGCGATAAGATAGCACGTTGCATATCCCGGTTTCAAGCCTAGCTCAAAACCACTTGGACAACAGCCAGAAATATCAATACCACATATGGACATTGAGAATCTTGAACGATATTCTTTAGCATCAGGGAAATAGGTCATAGGAACGCCAGTTACTTGATAATATGGAGCACCATTAGCACCCGTTGGTAAACTTGCGGTGTCGGTATATGTAAAACATTCGTTCTGTGGTAGAACAATGAAAACATCAGCAGTTCTGTTTTCTATCGGGTATCCTGAATTTGCAACTCTTCCTTCTATACAATAGTATGCAGGAACACCAAAGTTTGCATAAATTGTATCACACACTCCGTTAGTGCCTGAAGATCTTGTAACTGTTATGTCTGCTGTATCTCCGGGTTGCGGCCCAAGATCTAATG